CATTGCAGCAGAGTTCACTGGCAATAAAGCCTTTAAGAGTGCTGAGACTTCTACAGATAAATTAACTAAGAACATCAAGAACATGGCTAAGACTCTTGGTGTTGCTTTCAGTGCTACAGCAGTCTTAAACTATGCCAAAGCCTCAGTAAAGGCAGCGGCAGCCGATGAGAAGGCACAGAAGCAGTTAGCACTAGCTTTAAAGAATGTCGGGCTAGGTCGAGATGCAGCAGCCTCAGAAGATTTCATTCAGAGACTTCAATCAGAGTTCGGTGTAGTGGATGACAAACTGCGCCCTGCGTATCAACAATTAGCAGTAGCAACAGGAAACACAGCCCAAAGCCAGAAGTTATTGCAGATCGCTCTAGACATTAGTGCGTCCACAGGACGAGATTTAGCCTCCGTAACAAGCGCAATTTCCAAAGCATATTTAGGGAATAACACAGCACTAGGTAAATTAGGCGTAGGCATTTCTAAGGCTGATCTAAAGGCTAAGTCCTTTGATGAGGTAATGAATCAACTTTCGACTACCTTTGCAGGTGCTGCTACTGCCTCTGCTAATACCTTTCAAGGTTCAATGGATAAGTTATCTGTTGCATCTGCCAACGTTCAAGAAATCATCGGTACAGGCATCATAGATGCACTCAAGGGTTTGAGCGATGACACTACAGTCGATGATCTTGCAGCTGGCATGGAGGACTTTGCCCTATTTACTGCCGATGCAATTAGAGGCGTAGGCGTATTACTAGAAGCATTAAAGAGCATCCCAGCAGCAGTTAATTTGCCCGGACTCAAGTTTGCTATGCAAGCAACTGGCTTAGGTATCTTAAGCAAGATCGGTGCGGCTGAAAGAAAGAAGCAAGAAGCAGCAGCTGCTCGCGCTATGAATGGGCTTGCTCACCTAGCCGAGTTAGAGTCTAGTTATGCAATCATTACTCTTAAAACCACCAAGAAGATAACAGCAGAAGAATTAAAGCAACTCAAAGCCAAGCAATTAAAGGCAGCCATTGACAAGGCTAACCTAGCCCTAGGCAAGGGATCTAATGTCTTTGACATGGAGAAGATCCAGTTAGCAGCAGCTGAGAAGAATGCAGCGGAGCAACTAGGCAAAGTTACTAGCCAAGCACAACTGCTACAGATTACTAACGACCTTGCTCGCTTAGAGGTTAAGCAGTCTATTCTGGATCTAGAAGATGCAATAGCCTCCAAGGACGTTGCAGCCATCTCTAATGCAACCAATAAACTTAATGCAGACTTAAAGATCCTTGGTGTGCTTACCAATCAGGATCTTAAACTCAGAGATATCAAGTCCATCCTTGACTCAATCCTTCCAAAGGATCTAATTAACCTAGCCAACCTAGATGCTGCTATTGCTAAGTTAAAGATGATCGGTGGCGGCACTGCCACTAGCACCTCAGCAGTAGCAGGCACAACAACAAGTGCAGGCACTCCTTCACTACTTGATGCACTAGCTGCTGGCAGTTTCGTGCCTGTAGTCGGTGGAGGTTATTCAACTTCAGCAGGCAACTATGCCTCTAGCGGTTTCCCTGGCTCTGCCATGGGCGGTGGTGGTAACACAATTATTGTAAACACTGGCATCGGAGATCCAAACGCTATCGCTGAGGCTATTGACCAAGTGCTTACAGATGCAGCCCAGCGCGGCACACTGAGAGCAGTCTAAGCATGCCTTGGCTTCCACAGTGGCGAGTCACAGTAGGTGATGATGTCTATACGACTGTTACCTCTGTTTCCTATGCAACTGGTCGCTTAGACATAGATCGGCAGGCAACAGCAGGCTACTGTCAGGTTCAGATAGTCAATGCCGATAACTCAGCCTTTACGATCAACATCACTGAGCCAATCACTTTAGAGCTAAAGAACTCAGCAGGGGTTTATAAGCAAGTATTTAAGGGCACAGTCTCAGACTTTAACATTGGAGTTAGAAGCCCAGACGAGACAGGCTTTGTCACTACTGGCACTATCTTAGGTATTGGTCCACTATCTAAACTATCCAAGGCGGTTTATAACACAGCCCTTGCTTCTGCCCTAGATGGCGAACAGATCGCGCTTATTCTGGAAGCAGCCCTAAGTGGTACATGGGATGAAGTTTATCCGACTTTAACTTGGGCTACCTATCCAGCGACAGTTACATGGAATCAAGCCGAGAACTCTCTAGGTCAGATAGATCAAGGCGAGTTCGACATGATTCAGATCAACGCATCTGCCTCAGCTAAGAGCCAGACCCTTGTAGATCAGATAGCCAATAGCGGATTAGGCATAATCTCAGAAGGCAATGATGGACTTGTTTATTATGCCGATGCAGACCATCGCGAGAACTATCTCCTTGCCAATGGCTACACAGACCTAGATGCAGCTTATGCAACTCCTAGCAGTATCCAATCCCAGACCCAGACTGCTCGCCTACGCAATAGCCTTATCTATAAATACTCCACAGGCTATGCATCGCTTCTAACCTTGACAGATACTGAGAAGATAGCGATCTATGGGCTATTTGAGAAATCTACAGAATCCAATATCCTTAACATAGGCGATATGCAGCAGATTGCTGAAAGAGAACTATTTCTGCGCAATACTCCTAGAGGCTCACTAGGTGCGATCCGCTTTCGGTTAGATAACCCAGATTTACCTAGCGCAATGCTGGATGATCTTATTACGGTTTTTTGTAATGAGCCTGTATCTATTGACAACCTACCAAGCAACTTGCTCGGTGGAACCTTTGAGGGCTTTGTTGAGAACATTGCAGTAAATGCCACTCCGACCTATGTCGATATGACCCTGTATGTCTCAGCCACAGACTTTTCAATTCCGCCTATCTAATAAACCTCAATGGTACAATTACTCAATTATCCCGACTGGAGAACTAACTGATGGCAACAAGTCCTATATATGGCTGGGCTGAACCCGATGACACTAGCCTTGTAAAAAATGGCGCGCTCGCCATGCGTACGTTGGGCAATGCTATTGACACAACTATGGCAACAATGGTTCCTAAGTCTATTGTCGATGCTAAAGGGGATCTAATTGCTGCTACGGCTAACGACACTCCAGCGCGCTTAGCAGTAGGCGCAAATGGCACAGTCCTTACAGCTGATTCAACTGCTGCAACTGGCGTGGCATGGGCAACTCCTGCTGCTTCTGGCTTAACTTTAATCAGTTCATCAAACTTTGCATCTTCTCCAAGTTTTACTATTGACAACTGCTTTAGTGCAACTTATGACTATTACAAACTTATAATTACTAACACAAGCGGTTCAGGTGGCGCAGCCCAGATTAACCTAAACTTTAGAACTGGTGGAACTACAAACACAGCATCGACCTACAATTACTCAGGCACAGCGCGACTTTATTCAGCAGGCACGATTGACGCTTCTAACGCAGCAAGTGCGAACCATGCTTTTATCTGGCGCACAAACGGATCTCTTTGGTCTGGAACCGTAGAAATCCTCAATCCTTTTGCAGCTCAAAGAACTTGGTTTACAGCCGATAAACTTGATACATATGAAGCAGGCACAGTCGGTGGTTATTTTGATAATACGACTTCCTTTGATGGTATTAGTATTAACAATACAGGAGCAACAAACATTGCTGGAAACATCCGCATCTATGGATATAAGAACTAGGGGATAAGATGACAAAGATTTATGCAATAGATGCTGCAACTGGTGAAGAAGCATTGCGCGACATGACGGAAGCGGAGCAAGCGCATTTCGACAACATGGAAGCAGAGTTTAAAGATAAGAAGTCGGCAGCAGATAAAGCAGCAGCAGATAAAGCAGCCCTTCTAACCAAACTTGGCATTACAGCTGATGAAGCAGCATTGTTACTTGGATGAAGCCGCAATTAAGTAAAGCTGCAATTCAACTCAGAGAGCAGTTTGATGACTCATTTCCAGATCGTGACCGCACATCGGATGGCTGGATCGGTGATACCAGACACGCTGCTCGCAAGTCTGATCATAATCCAGATGAGCAAGGCTGGGTACGTGCCGTTGATATCGACCGTGACCTACATAAAGGATCGAAGCCAGACATCATGGGCGATCTTGCAGATCAGCTTCGACTCTTATCAAAGTCAAAAAAAGACAAGCGTATTACTTACATCATCTTCGATGGACTTATCTGTTCCCAAATCCTTAACTGGAAGTGGAGACCGTACACAGGGGCTAACAAACACACTAAGCACATGCATGTCAGCTTTACGAAAAAGGCTGATAATGATGGGGCTTTTTTTCAGATACCTATGTTAGGAGCAAGTAATGAATGAACTAAAAACAGCAGCGGGTTCATGGGCTAGAGCTTTCCTTGTAGCAGTAATCTCAATGGCAGCAGCAGGGGTCACAGATCCTAAAGCACTTATCGCAGCTGGCATTGCTTCTATCCTGCCTCCAGTATTGAGATACCTCAATGCCAACGATCCTGCTATGGGCTTGAAGAAGTGACACAAACCGACTTCTTTACTCTTTACCTTGCCACACTAGCTACGCTAGGTGGTCTATCGGGCTTTGTCATAACACACCTGTTGTCTGAAATTAAAAGACTTAATGGGCGTGTTGATGAGATCTATAACCTACTCCTAGACCGATAATTTACCATGGCAAGAAAAGCGACAAAGGCACTAGAGGAGCAGGGTTACTCTAAGTTAGATGCTTATTGCATTGGGCTTTATGAATACTTTTGCAGCCTTAAAAGAGCAGGCTTTAAGGAAGATATAGCCATGTTCATGATTACCGAGCCTCAGTCGTATCCGGGTTGGATCTTGCCAGACCCAGTCGATCCAGAGAAGTTCGGCGATTATGAAGATGAGGACGATGATTAAAAAACGCTATCTGGTTATCTCGGATCTACAGATCCCCTATCACCACGAGCAAGCCGTTAAGAATCTAATCAAGTTAGTAAAGCGTGAGAAGTTTGACCTTGTGTTGAACACAGGTGACGAGTTAGATATGCAGTCACAAAGTAAGTGGGCACAGGGCACTAAATTAGAGTGGGAAGGTACGTTAGATGCTGACAGAAGCCTTGCTCAGAATATTCTCTATGACCTCGGCACAACAGATGTCACTCGCAGCAATCACACAGACAGGCTCTACCATACGTTATTACGAGCACCTAGCCTCATTGGGTTGCCAGAGCTTGAATACGCCAAGTTTATGGACTTCGCCGGACTCGGCATCCGATTTCACAAAAAGCCCTTTGAGTTCCACAAAGGCTGGGTGCTAGTCCATGGCGATGAAGGATCTATGAACTCTAATGCCGGACTTACAGCCCTTGCTCTAGCACGTAAGTTCGGCAAGTCTGTAGTCTGTGGACACACTCACAGGGCAGGCATCAGTGCCTTCACAGAGGGCATAGGAAGCCAATACAGGACTTTATGGGGCGTAGAGGCAGGAAATGTCATGGCAAAGAATAAAGCCTCTTATCTCAAGGCTAACAGTGCTAATTGGCAGATGTCTGTGGCAGTCATAGAAACGCATGGAAATCGTGTTAGCCCTATGCTTGTGCCTATTAACAAGGACGGATCCTTTACCCTTTACGGGAAGTTATACGCCTAAATCCGTTATCAAATCGTTATGCAAATATGCATGGTAAGTGCGTGTCGGTGTGTCACACTAATATCGTAAGCCAGTCAAGGGCACTGGCTACAGATAGGTACACAAATGCAAATTCCAATGATCTTAATCCTACTAGCTGCTAACGTGCTTTGGTACGTAGTGGGCTGGTCTCAAGGCTTCAACGAGGGCAAGCGCGAGGGTCTAGCCCTTGCTAAGAAATACCAGCGAGCAGCAGCCGATGCTCGCTAATGAAATCCTACTCACAGCAACAGACACGATACGCGACCGTGGGCTTTCATACGGTCATCCTGCGGATAACTTGCAGCACACAGCAATGCTCCTCAGTGCATACCTTCAAACACCAATACACGACTATCAGGTGGCAGGGATCATGGTCTTGGTTAAACTTGCAAGGACTAATCAGACAGCCCAGCACATTGACAACTGGATCGACATGGCATCCTATGCCGCACTCGCAGGACAATTAGCAACAGAGGAGAATGAACTATATGTTTAATTTAGCCGATTACGAGACAGTGGAGGTTCGCCTTGAGAAGTTTATTAAGGATTATCCAGATTTTAGGCTTGCAACTGAGTTGGAAGTTTGCGACAAAGATAGATACGTTGTTAAAGCATATCTTTACAAAGTTACTGCCGATTCTGTTGCATGGACAACAGGGTACGCGGAGGAGAAAGTTACTGATCGAGGCGTTAATAGCACTTCAGCACTGGAGAATTGCGAGACTTCGGCAATCGGCAGAGCTCTTGCTAATGCAGGTTATGCTGCTAAAGGGAAGCGACCAAGCCAAGAGGAAATGAAGAAGGTCGTTGCTACAAAAGTAGCAAAGCCACCGGTACAGGATCTCGTACCAGATCAGCAGGACTATTGGACTACTCCGGTAAATGAATACATGAAGGTAGTGGATGCTCCAGTCACCCTAGAAAAGGCTATGGAAAACGTAGCTGCGATCATAGGTACAGGTGAAGCACAAGAAGCACCATCTTGCAAGCATGGACACATGACATGGCGAGAAGGCACCAAGAATAATAAGGCTTGGGGCGGTTACTTCTGTTCAGTAGTCAATAATCAAGGGGGCGAGCCTAAGTGCCCTACACAGTGGTACACACTAAGCAGCGAGGGTAAGTTTGTTCCTCAGAAAGCGTGGGCATAATGGGTAAATTAAAATTCTATAATGAGACAACAGGCGAGTGGACTAACATCGAGGACGTGCCTATGTTTGACACGATCAACTGCCAACTCTGCAATGAGCCGACAGAAGCTCATGACATTGTTGCTGAGATCAAGTTTAAGGATGACCAGCCTGTAGTAGGGGCATGGCAGTGCAGAAAGTGTAAAGCCGTCAATGGATAATCTCATAACAGCTGCGATAATTGTGCTAGTAGTCTGCTCATTGTGGCTAGGTTATCTGGCAGGATCTCTTAATGGATAGAATAGAGCTGCTAAAGCAGATGCCTATAAATCTAGAGTTAGATGATGTAGACATGGTGCAATGTTCACGATGCGAGGAAAGAACACCTGAAGCAGAGGTGCAATCTGTCGGATCATGGTGGCTATGTGGAATCTGTTATGACGATATTTAATGGCTAATCAAATAGAGCTAGTATCAGAAGAACAATGTCCTTGTTTTTACTTTGGATCATGTCCTACTGATGGTGAGCATAATGGCTAGTCAAGCAAGGAAGCACAGAGGTTTCCGCACAGAGCGCGTTGTCGCACAGTACCTATCGACTGTATGGCAAGGCGCCTGTGTGGGACGGGGTAGTGGCAAAGATATTGTGAATGTGCCGTTTGATGTTGAAGTAAAAGCCAGAGCAGGCTTTCAACCTCTTGCGTATCTGAAGCAGTTAAAGGCTCGGACATCTTCTTCTGGGGAATTGGGTTTCGGAGTCATACGGCTAAACGGACAAGGAGAAGATGCAAGTGAGTATGCCTGCATCATCCGACTAGCTGATCTATTGCCACTACTCCATCTTAAATACGGTCACTTAGACAAAGAACCTACAGAGGCAGACATAGACCGGTGCTCTGGATGTGGGTCATACATGATCAGGAGATGCTTAACTTGCCAGCCTACGACTACAGATGTGTCAAATGCAATCTATCCCAAGAAGTCACTCATGGATTCGACAGTAGACCAGTAGTGCCATGTCAGTTATGCAATGCACCTATGGTCAAGGAATTTACTGCCTCAGCTGTGCACTTTAAGGGCAAAGGCTTCTATTCAACCGATAAATAGTTATCCACAGAAGTTATCCACAGGAGGTAAATAAGTGATGACACGCCCAAGATTTACGCTGTTGCTTGACACAATCAGTATGCTACTTAGGCAGAGCCCATCAAGGGCTCAACACGCGCCGCTGGAGCGGATAGCGCGTGGGGTGCTAATAGCATTAGTGGGATCTCTATGCCTAATGCCTGAAGCAGGAGGCTCTATACCAAAGCAATATATAAGCTATAAAGAATATGCTTATTATGCAT